GTGCAGTAGCAAAGTAATAAGCCCCGCATCTGAAAGGAAAGTTTCGAGCTTCTACTCGACAGATAGCAAAGGGCGCTAACTAAACCTATCTAACCACCCTCATTTTTATCTAGGGATTGAAAGGCTTGATGCCTACTTATATATCCACAATCGGAAAATTCGCTGGTTTCTCCTTAATCGGAGTTACCTCACCAAGGAACGAAATAGTTTGGGAAACTGCCAAATCTCATTTTAATGAAGAGATTATAGAAGGGCTGCGAACTTATCATCGAAGTGTCCCCAACCTACTCACGTTATATGAATCTGTCAACTTTTACAACAATAAGCCTGCCAAGAAGAGTGACGCTATGCACGTCAAGATTGCTATCGCGAAAGCCTTTGATGCTTTTAGGTTTAAAGAAAAAGTCGCGATTACTAGAATAGAGGATGTCAAGCCTACAACTTTTCCTCTGACCACCTCGCCTTGCTTGCCTTATGTTAGAATGGGCCTGCGTACTAAGCAGGAAGCCTGGGATACAGCTATGGATGACGCAAAAAGGATGAAGTATTGCGTTGAACATGGGATACCTACTACCTTCCCTCCTTCAATGGTTTTTGCTAAGAGCAAGATTTGTCACCGATGGGAGCGCAAGACCCGCGCCATCTGGGGAAAGTCTTTATCTTTGCTTATTTTAGAAGCTATGTTTGTTAAGAGTAGCTGGGATGAGTTTAAGAAAGGTTACACACCCGCGGCCTATCAAGTTCAGGCGCACCATGGCCAATATCAAGTGCTTCGGTCAAACCTATTCGACAGAAATAACAATTCGTATTACGTTGGTTTAGATTTCAAGAAATTTGATACTTCTATACCACCTTGGTTAATTGCCGCCGCCTTTAAGGTTTTAGAAGCGAGCATCGATTTTTCGCGTTATACAGATGGGTCACGTACAGATGTGGAAGAAATGTATAAGTTATGGAGTAGAGTGAAGAGAACAATGATAGATACAACGTTTATCATGCCCGATGGCTGGATGTTTCAAAAGCATACAGGTGTTGATTCCGGCAGTTACATTTTTCAATTAATTGAAAATATTTGTACCTACATTATGGTAGAAGCGGGCCTTCTCTCTCAAGGTATTGAATCCACCTCAGGCTATGTTTTAGGTGACGACAGTTTATTTTGGTGTCGTAATCAAAGAAAAATCGACTTCAAAGGTTTATGCGATTATATTCAAAGAGAATTCGGTGTGACGGTCAGCACCGACAAAAGTTTTGTCGTTAATGACCTTTCTGAAGTTAAGTTTTTAGGGCGATTCATAGCGGGAGGAATACCAAAAAGGAACGTGTGCGACATCGTTCTGTCTTTGTTGTTTCCAGGTCAACCTGACGATAGTGTTATTGACTTGTGCCAAAGATGCGTTGCGTTGTATTATGAGAATGCAATGACCAGTGTACCGTGCGAGACTTTCATCAAGGCAGTATGGGAAAAGATTCCTGCTGATGTTAGGGCCAACCTTGAACGGAGTGTTAACTTACCCTGGCCACGTTGGTGGATCAAGAAGTTCGAAAGAATGGGCATGAGTGTACCTAGGTGTTGTTTGCCTAGTGTTGATGTTTTATTTTTGTTAACATCCTATCGTGATGTCACGTGTTAAATTAAAGGGTTTCAACC